CCGAGCGCCTGGCACGCGTTGACCGTGTCGGGATCACCGATACGCCGGAGGGCAACCTGAAGCTTGCCGGCCCGCCGCAGGAAATGCATGCCGGCGCGATCATCGATGGCGCGGCATGGCCTGCCATCGTGGACGCCTCGGCCACGCTCGATGAATCGAAGCGGTTCTCGCAATACAAGATCAGGGCGCAGGCACCGGACGGCTTCGCGCCGGCCGAGCTCGAGATCGAGCAGCAGGCGCGCGATTCCGGCGTCTCCCGCCCCCGGTTGCGCGTCATCACCCCGCCCGAGCAGATCAGCCGGGACGAGGCCCGCGCCCGCGCCCGGCATCACCGGGATCGCGCGGCGGGTCGCGGAACCTCGGTCAGTGTCACGGTGGTGGGCTGGCGCGATGTTGCCGGCACGCTCTGGACGCCGGGCCGGCTCATTCCCGTGAGCCTGCACGATCTTGGCGTCGAGCAATTGATGATGCTGGAATCGGTTGCCTTCAAGCAGGGCGACAAAACCACCGCCACGCTTGAACTGGTGGACCCCCGCGCCCATGGCGGCGAGGGCGGCAAGGGTGGGAAAAGCGCGGGCGGCTTCGAGCTCAAGGGCGCCGGTGGCGACGACAGGGGTTGAGCATGTTCCGCGATGCCAATGCGCTGACCCGCGCCCGCCTGACCGCCTTCGACGATGGCGGCGAATTCCAGAAGGCGAGCTTCCGCGGCTTTGCCGGTGAAACCTTCACGGATGTCCACCGCATCCAGATGCACGGCTTCTCCTCGCATCCGCCGAAGGATGCGGTCGGGCTGATGATGCGGATGGGCGAAAGCGACCGGCTTGTCGCCTTCGGCTTTGATACGCCGAACCGCCCGCGCAATCTCGCGGCGGGTGGAACCGCGATTTACGATCAGCACGGCAACGTGCTGAAAATGGTGAATTCCAGCATTGAACTTTCGGCGCCGGATGTGCCGCTTGTCATCAAGGCGAAGACCCTGCGCTTCGAAGGCGATTACGGCGTCATCGAGGCAGGTGCGGGCGGCATTTTCCACAACGGCAAGAATATCGGCGCCACGCACACGCATTCGGGCATCGCGCGCGGCGGCGATGATACCGACCCGCCCAATGGCTGAGGCTTTCCATGACCTACGCGATCCTGCCGCCCGCGCCCGCGCGCTCGCCCAGCCTGTTCTGGTCGAGTTTCTGGAACGGCGCGGAAGGCCTCGCCGACTGGCGCGTTGTTCCATTGGGGCAAGCCGACAATCCGGGCGGGCTTGATTCGCGCGAGGCGCTCGCCTCGGCCGTCATCATTTCGCTCTTCACGGATCGGCGGGCCCCGGAGGGCTGGCGCCCGGAAGTCACCGACCGGCGCGGCTATTGGGGGGACGGCGTGGCCGAGGAGGGCGCGCAGCCCCGCGCGCTCGGCTCGCATCTCTGGCTGCTGCGCAACGAGGTCGCGACCGAGGAAAACGCCGCGCTCGCGCGCCTCTACGCGCTCGAGGCCCTGGCCTGGATGACCGAAGAGGCAGTCGTCGCGCGGGTGGATGCCAGCGCCGGGTTGATCGAGAACCCGCGCCGCGGCGTCTGGCTGCGGATCGATCTTTATGCGCGCGACGGCTCGCGCGTTTTTGCGGAAAAATACGAACGCTTCTGGCAGGAGATGCGCTGATGTGGACGACACCGACCCTTCAGGACATCACCACCGAGGTGATCCGCGGGTTCAATGCCAGCATCAGCGGGGCGGATGCCGCCCTGGCCCGCAATAATCTCTACCCGGTCGCGAAGGTGTTTTCCGGCCACCTGCACGAATTGCACGGCGCTTTCGATTATGCGGTGCGCCAGCGCTTCGTTCTGACCTGCGACGATGATTTTCTCGACCGGCACGGCGCCGAGATGAAGCCGGCCGTTCCCCGCAAGCCGCCTTCGCCGGCACAGGGGCTCGCGACCATCCAGGCGGCCGGCCCGGCAAGCATCGCGACCGGCGCGGTTCTCTCCCGCTCGGATGGCGCGCGCTATGTCGTGCAGGCCGGGCTGGTGCTGGCGGGCGCCGGCACGGCAACCCTGAGCCTTGTCGCCGAGGTGGCGGGTGCTGCCGGCAATACCGGCCCCGGCGCGGTTCTTTCGCCCGCATCCGGCATTACCGGCAGCATCACCGCCGCCGTTGCGGCCGGGGGGCTTGGCGCGGGCGCGGATATCGAGGGGGATGAAGCCTATCGCGCCCGGCTCCTGTTCTCGAAGGCCTTCCCCGAACATGCCGGCGCGCCGGCCGATTGGCTGCGCTATACGCTCGCGGTTCCGGGGGTGACGCGCGCCTATATCGATCCGCTCGCCGCGGGTCGCGGCACGGTGGTCGTCTATCCGTTTTTCGATCTTGCCCGCCCGAATGGCATCCCGCTGGAGGCGGATCGCCTCGCCGTGGAAACCGCCCTTGCCTCATCCCGTCCGGGCGCCGGCCTGCCGGTGGTGAGGATTGCCGAGCCGGTCGCGGTGAATGTGGCAATCTCCGGCCTCACTCCCGCCACCCCGGAGGTGCGCGGCGCGGTGGAAACCGAGATCGCGGCCACCTTCGCGCGGCAATCCCGGCCATCCGGGCTTTCGCTGGCGCATGGGTCAATGCCCTTTCTTGCCACGCCCACGATCTTCTCCCGCTCATGGATCTGGCAGGCCATCGCCAATGCAAGCGGGGAGGAGCGCCACACGGTTCTCGCCCCCGTGGCGGATATCCATCCGGCCGAAGGGCAGGTCGCCGTCCCAGGAATCGTGAGCTTCGTCTGATGCCACTCTTCTGCCCCACCGATCAACAGGTCGCCCTCTCGGCCGCGGCCTTGCGCCCGCGCGGGGATGCCTGGCGCCATGGCGGCTTTGATGCGCTGGAAGGCTCGACCATGGGCCGGTTCTTCGGCGGCCTTGGCCGGGCCGCGGGGCCGACCCATCGCCGCCTTTGCGATATGGTCGATGAGTTCTTCTGCTCGACCGCGAGCGAGACCAGCGATCTCTGGCAGTTGGAATATGGCCTGCCCGATGCATGCGGGCCCTTCCTTTCGGCCTGCGAGAAAGCCAACGCGGTCGGCGACAGCACGGCGCTCTATGCCATCGGCGTTGCCGCCGCGCGGGGGTGGAGCATCGCCATCGCCGAGCAATGGATAACGAATGTCGAGGATTGCGCCTGCGGCCTGGGCCTTGCCGGAACCATGATCGCGGGCGCGGAAAACGGCGTGGCCTGGGAGGTGACGGTCGATCTCGACGCCTCTCCATCCTATGTGCCGAGCGGCCTTAGCCCGCCGCTGATGGGGCTTCTCCTGCCCGGCGACCAGCTGAATTGCGACGAGGAACTCTCCGCCATCCGCTGCATCCTGCGGCTGATCGCGCCGGCTCATGCCGATCTCGTCCTGCGGGCAAAGCCCCCGTCTCCCGCCCCGTCTCCGTCTCTCTCCTTCGATGACGGGCGGAACTCGCAATATCTTCCCATGCTCTGAGTGAGAAAATCCCATGGCAGACGCACTAGGCCCCGCCGCCTTCGGCGCGGCGCGCGCGACGACCACGCGCCCGACCTACACCCCGAGCATCCTGAACGCGGATAGCTGGTTTCAGGACTGTACCAGCCAGGCCGCGCGGGATGGCACCGAGATCCGCTCGGCCCTTCTGAATGCGTTTCTGGCGCAGCTTCGCACCATTTTTCGCGCCGGCGAAGTGCTGGAAAACAACTCGGATGACATGCTGCTCCGGGCCATCCGCTCGCAGCGCGCCAACCTGGTTGCCACTGCCTCTGTGGGCGGCACGGCGAATGCCATCACGCTGAACTTCAACCCCGCCTTCGCAAGCCTTTCCGAGCTTCTCGGGGTTCCGATCCGGTTTATGGTGGAGGCGGATTCCACCGCCGCCGTGACAATCGCGGTCGATGGCCTGGCACCCGCCCCGCTGACTTTCGTGGATGGCGCGAGCGTGGGCGCCGGCGGCCTCACCAATGGCCGGCTGATCGAGGTGATGCATGACGGCACGCGCTTCCTTGCGCTGGCCGGCGTGACCGCCGCCTCCGGCCACACACACCCGATGGCCGATGTCATCGGCCTCCTCGCGGCGCTCGACGGCAGGGTTGCGAAGGCCGGCGACGTGATGGCTGGCCTGTTGCGGCTTTCCTACAACTTTCCCGAAATTCGATGGGGTGAGGCCGGCGGTGCATGGCGGCTTGTCAAGCAGGGCAATGCCGGGGCGACCGGCTCGTTCCTCCTGCAGCATTCGCTTGACAATTTCGCCTCATCCCCGACGACTGTTCTTTCCGTCAACCCAACCACGGGTGTTTCGAGCTTCCCCACCCCCCTTGCGCCGGAAGCGGGAATCCAGGCATCCGGCTCGCTCGGCTCGGCCGACAGGGTTCTTACCGGCGGCACGACCCCGCAATGGCGCACGCTGGCGCAAATGGGCGTCGAGCCGCTGGTCGTCCCCGCGACCAGCTTTACTGCAACCGATGTCGTCTGGGACAATCTCACTTCGGGGGTTTATCAACTCCAGATCCTGGGGCTCTGCCCCGACGCGGCCCGCCTGACCCTGCACCCGAGAGAGGCTGGCGCGGACACGCAGGCAAACCACCGCGCATCGCTCTTCAGGAACAACAACACCTATCCGCAGCCCTTCGTTGACTTCGAATTCAGCGGAAGCTTTCGGAATTCGCACCTTGCCGCCCTGCAGCCGGATATCGGGACATACCTCCTTCCTTTCCAGGTTCTGAGCAATGGCAGGATCGGGACGGCCAACTGGACTGCGCCCATGGATCGGTCATTCCCGGCCGACTTGAACAGCGTCGATCCTTTTGGCTTTGGAACCTGGCAATCGACCTCGGTCACAGGCATTGCCCTCAGGGGCGCTTCCGGCAGGACAATCCGCGTAAGCGACCGCACCGGCACCGCGCAAAACTTTGTCCCGTCACAATCGGCAACAATCCAGCACGCCCGCCTGATCAAGGTCGGGTAACCCGCGGCCACGCCCGCCCGCATGAAGCCCCGCCCTCCTCGCGGGGCTTTGTTTTTCCGGGGCATCAACCCCGCCCTTTTTCCCGACACCCTGAGGCGCACCGATGCCCGATAATGTTCCCATCAAGGACGGCAATGGCCTTCTGCAGGCGCTGCGGACCAAGGAGACCGCCCTTGGCGTTCACCTCAACCTGCAGGCCCTGGCGGATCCGGTCACCGGCGCGGCGCTCACGCTGGCCGCCGGCGGCCGCGTGCCGGTCGAAAGCCGGAATTCCCTGCCGGTCGCAACCAGCGCCACCATCATGAGCGTTACGACCGCCGCGGTCGGCGCCAACTGGACGGCCTTTGCCGCGCAGGCCTGCACCTCCCTCGATCTCGTCAATAACAGCGGGACGACCATCGAATATCGACGCGGCGCCGCGGGCGTTGGCATGCCTATCCCGACCGGATCGGCGCGCATGATCATCGGCATCACCAACGCCAACCAGATCCAGGTTCGCCGCACCGATCTCTCGGCAACGCAAGTCACGGTTCAGGCCGAGGCGCTTTCATCCTGAGGTTTCGCATGATCGGCTCGCTTTCCCGCAATTTCGCCAGGGCCACGACATCGCTGACGCGGCGCCTGCGGCCCGATGCCCCGCCCGCCGGGCGGCTGGTGTGGGGCACCGGCATCGAGATCACATGGGGCGCCGGCTTCCTGATCTGGAGCAATTGACATGGATATCGATCTCAAGACCCTTGCGCCGGACAGCACCATTCCGGCGGGCGCCGTTCTTTTCGGCGCGGACAGCCAGGCGGCCACGCAGCCAAGTGTTTACCCGCTTTCGGATGTCGTGGCGGTTGCGACCGCCACCACGGCCTCGGCCGCCAACACCTTCACCGCCGACCAGGTGATCTCCA